CCTTCCAGGTGTCCGAGGTCGCGCGTATGTTCGGCATCCCGCCGCACATGCTCATGGACACCGAGAAGTCGACGTCGTGGGGAACGGGCATCGAGCAGCAGTCGATCGGTTGGGTGGTCTACACCCTGCGGCCGTGGCTGTCTCGGTTGGAGCAGCGGATCACCCGCCTCATCAAGCCTCAGTCGGTGTATGCCCGCTGGTCCGTTGAGGGCCTGCTGCGTGGTGACTCCGCCCAGCGGTCGGCGTTCTATCAGGCGCTATGGGGGATTGGCGTGCTGAGCACCAACGAGGTGCGCGCGCTTGAGGACATGGAGCCAGTGGAGGGCGGAGACGTGCGATACCGCCCACTCAACATGGGCGTCCTCGGCACTGCCGACGCCGCCGACAATCCCGACCCGGCCACGCCCCAGGAGGCGACCAGTGCGTAATTCCCCGTTCCGCTTCCGTGGCTCCTCGATGCCAGCGGCCGGCGTTCGCGCGTCCATCCTCTCGTCCGAGTCGGACGGTGGCGTGGCGACCCTGCGCCTGTATGACCCCATCGACTCGTGGGGCGGCGATTGGGGTGTCTCGGCCAAGGAGTTCGCCGCCGCGCTCGCCGTGATCCCGCGGGACACGACCGAGATCCGGCTGCACATCAACTCCCCTGGCGGCGAGGTCTTCGAGGCGGTCGCGATCCTCAACCAACTGCGCGCCCACCCGGCGAAGGTGGTTGCCGTCGTGGACGGCCTCGCCGCCTCTGCCGCCTCGTTCCTCGCGACGGGCGCGGACGAAACGATCATGGGTCAGAACACGCAGTTGATGATCCACGACGCCTGGGGGCTCTGCGTCGGTAACGCGGGCGACATGCGCGGCCTGGCTGACCTGCTCGACCGGCTGAGCAACAACATCGCCGACGTCTACGCCGCGAAGGCGGGCGGGACCACCGAGGACTGGCGCACGGCCATGCTCGCCGAGTCGTGGTACTCCGCTGATGAGGCGGTCGCCGCTGGCCTCGCCGACTCGGTCGCTGGCGACGAGCCCCAACCGTCTGCCGCGTTCGACCTGTCCACGTTCAAGTTCGCCGGCCGCGCGGAAGCGCCTGGACCTCTGACCCCGGTCGCATCCGGTCGCCGGCTGAGCAGCGCCGCGCGCGCCACCGACCTGCAGGCCAAGCGGTTCATCCCGCTCCCGCAGTAACCACCCCACCCCAGCAACCCACCGGGACAGCCCGAGTGGGTCACTCCGCCGCGTCCGCGTGCGGGGGAACCCCATCCGCGACGCGGAAGGAAGGCAAGGACCATGAGCACCAGCAACCTGCGTGAGCAGCGCGCCAACATCTGGGAGCAGATGAAGGCACTGTCCGACCGGGCAACGGCGGAGAACCGCGACCTGTCGGCCGAGGAGACCGTCTCCTACAGCAAGATGGAGGACGACCTCGACGCGCTCGGCAACCGGATTGAGCGCGAGGAGAAGCTCGCGGCCCGAGCCCCGGAGTTCGACCGCGGCGCTTCCCCCGCATCCGGCCCGCCCCCCGTCGTCGACGAGCCCCACGGCGACGCCGACTACCAGGCCGCGTTCGCGGCCTACATCCGCAACGAGCCGATGTCCTACGAGCAGCAGAAGGCGCTGCAGGGCGGCTTCGACTCCAGCATCAAGAACGCGGCTGGCGTCGGAACGGGAGCGGCGGGCGGGTACACCGTTCCCCCGGAGTTCCGGGACAAGTTCATCGAGACCCAGAAGTGGTACGGCCCGATGCTGCAGGAGGCCGAGGTCATCTACACCGACAGCGGTGCGAACCTGCAGTGGCCGACCAACGACGACACTGCGAATGTCGGCGCGATCCTCGCCGAGAACTCGCAGGTCACGGAGCAGGATGTCACCTTCGGCACGGCGTCGATCGACTCCTACATGTACACGAGCAAGTTGGTGCGCGCCTCCCTGCAGTTCTTGCAGGACAACGCCATCAACGCCGACTCGTGGCTGGCGGAGCGGCTCGGCGTCCGCGTCGGTCGCATCCTCAACCAGCACTTCACGACCGGCACGGGCACCGCCCAGCCGGACGGCCTCGTCACGGGCGCGACGGTCGGGGCCACGAGCACCGGGTCCTTCGCGACCACGGGTGGCATCTCCTACGACAGCCTCATCGACCTGGTCGAGTCTCTCGACCCGGCATACGGCGGCGGGCCGGGCCTCAAGTTCATGGCGCACCAGACGGCGCGCAAGGCGACCCGCAAGATCAAGGACTCGCAGGGTCGGCCCCTGTGGGAGCCGTCGCTGCAGGTCGGTCAGCCGGACACCCTGCTCGGCTACGGCCTCGTCCTGAACAACGACATGCCCGCGATGGCGCAGTCGTCCAAGTCGCTGGGATTCGGCAACATCCGCGCGGCCTACGTGATCCGCATCGTCAAGGGCCTCACGGTCCTGCGCCTCACGGAGCGCTACGCCGACTTCCTGCAGGTCGGGTTCCTCGGCTTCGAGCGGGCGGACGGCACCCTGCAGGACAGCAGCGCCTTCAAGATCCACCAGACCACGGCCTCGGCCTGACCAACGACAACGCCGCAGGGCGGGCCGAATCGGCCCGTCCTGCGGCCCGTCTGGAGGGAACACACATGGCTCGCAAGCCTGCAGTCCGGGACGATGTCGCGGAGATGGATGCGCCCGAGGTCGATCGGGTCACCATGCCGTCCATCCGCGCGGACGGGACCCCCGACCAGTCGGACGGGTTCTTCGTCATCGAGGCCTGACCCGTGTCCGTCATCCTCCAGGACGAGGCGATGGCCTACTTGCGCACGTCGGCGACCAAAACCAACGTGGACCCAACCGTGTTGCAGGACCTCATCGACACGGCCGAGTCGATGGTCTCCCAGCGGGTCGGGCCGCTCGTGTCAGCCTCGCAGTCGACCATCACGTTCGGTGGGCCGTCGTTCGTCCTTCCGACGACGACGACCGCTGTCACGTCCGCGACCGATCTCGACGGCAACGCCGTCACGACCGGCTTCCGCATCGGCGTCGGCGGGGTCGTCACCAACTCGTCCTGCTCGCTGGGGACGTGGACGCTCGTCTACACCGCGGGGTGGGTCGAGATGCCCGCCCCGATCCGCACGGCCGTCCTCGAACTGGTGCGTCACCTGTGGCGGCCCCAGTTGGGAGCCATGGCCCGGGCGACCGAGGACAACGCGCCCGGCTACTTGATCCCCAACCGGGTCCGTGAGCTTCTCGACCCGTTCACCCTGCCGGGGTCCGCGTGACGGCCTCCGCTGTCCCAACCGTCCTGCGGGCACTCCGGGATGGGTTCGCCGGGCTCTTGACTGGCGTGAACGTGACTCTCGGTGCCGAGTATGACGAAACGCCTGGCACTCGGATATGGGTCGGGCTTGATGATCCGGAGACCCAAGCGAACCCATCGTCCGCCCGGTCGCGGCAGGTGCCCGCGACGATGGGCGGCACTCGGAACCGCGATGAGACCGGCGAAGTGGCCTGCGCGGTGCTGGTGCAGGTCGGCCAACTCGGGAGCATGGACGAGGCGCTCGACCAAGCCGAGGGCGTGATCGATGCCATTGGCGGCTGGCTCATCAGCGCCCCGTTCCAAGAACTGCCCCAGTTTCAGAAGGTCGTGTTCGGCAGCGATACGCAGTGGCTGATGCCGGTCTTTGACTCTGGCCCTGCGCTGCTCGTGCAGTTCTCTGTGACCTTCGTGGCTCGCATCTACCCCTGACCTAACCAACCCCGTAACCCCTTGCACTGCAACGGGGTTCGTTGTCATGCCCTCTGGAGGCGCGCTGTGAAGATCCGCAATATCAACCCGCTCGGACGGGTGGACGTGCCGTTGCTGCGCCGTCAGGGCGACATCGAGGGCGAGGGCCGGGGGTGCCTGGAGCCCGGCGAGGTGATCACGGTGACCGCCGCGATCGGGGCCGCGCTGCTGGAGCAGACCACCAACTTCGAGGCCGTCGAGATGGCCTCTCCTGCGCAGGTTGAGGAGCCCACGTCATGACCACCCCCCAGGACTGTTCGGTCGGGCTCGGCGTCGAGTCCGTCTACGGCGCCGCCGTCGCGCGGACCCGCTGGTTCGAGTTTCTTGACGAGTCATTCAACTTCGTCAAGAACGTCAAGCAGGGGGTGGGCCTGCGCGTCGGGTCCCGAGTTGCCCGCTCCGGCCGCCGCGTTGTCGCGTCCGCTGAGGGCTCGGGGGACCTGACGATCGAGGCCGTGACCAAGGGCCTCGGGCTGCTGTGGCAACTCGGGCTCGGGTCCGGCACGTCGACCCTCGTCTCGGCGGGTCTGTACCAGCAGGTGTTCACCCTCGGGGATGTCATGCCCTCAGCGACGATCCAGAAGGGCATCCCGCGCGCAGATGGCACGGTCGACGCCTACACGTTCACCGGCTGCATGGTGGAGAGCCTGACTATCGACTGCCCGAACGCGGACAACGTCAAGGTCAAGACGTCGTGGAACGCGAAGGACATGACGACGGCGACGGCCTACACGGCCCCGTCTTATGCGACCGGCCCGAGCGTGTTCACCTTCGCCCACGGGGCGGTCTACTCCGGGGCGCTGACGGCTCCGACTGCGACGGCGCTCGGTTCGGCGGCGACCCCGGTCGCGTCGATCAGGTCCGGGTCCATCACGATCAAGCACAACCTCAAAACCGACCGCTACAACTGCGGCGGGGGCGGCCGGAAAGAGAAGCCGTTCGCTGGCATCCGGGAGATTTCCGGGTCGCTCGTTGCGGAGTATGCCGACGCGGCGTTCCGCGATGCGATCGTCAACGACACGTCCATGACCCTCGTGAAGACGTTCACAGCGGGGGCCGACGTCTTGCAGATCGTCATCCCAGACGTGCGCTTCGACGGCGACATCGTCAAGGCGTCCACCGACCTTGCGATCCAGGACATCAAGTGGACAGGGCTCGACGGGCTCACTGCGGCACAACCGATCTGGATCGTCTGCCGCACCGCCGACACGGCGCTCTGAGTGCCCCGCCAGTCGTCGGGGTCGGCCGAGTTCACGGTCGACACCAAGGACTTCCGCACCCTATTCGCGCGGTCGTCGGAGGTCGAGCCGAAACTCCGGACTGCGCTGCGGCGTCGCATCCGTGACGCGGCCAAGGGCGTCGCCGAAGACGTCAAGGCCGAGGCGCTCAAACCGGGCGAAGGTGTCGGCACGAAGGCGGGGTGGACGCCCCGAATCGTCCGCACGAAGAATGGCACGCGAGTCCGCATGGAGCGCAAGTACGACTACTCGACTGGCCGGGGACGCTCGACCGGGCTGCGGCAGAACATCGCTGGCGCGGTCAAGGTCGGCATCCTCACCGGCAACTCGCGGTCTGGGGTGAGGATCACGACGAACGCCCCCCTGGCCGGCGCGTGGCAGGCGCGTCGCGGTTGGCGGCACCCGGTGTTCGACGACCGCGACACGTGGGTCCAGCAGAAGGGCCGACCCGACTACTTCTACGGCACCGTCTGGGACGGCCGCGATCGGGTCAAGTCGGCCGTCGAGTCCGCCATGCAAGAGGCCGCCGACTCACTCAGAGGAGGAGCATCGTGAGGTTTGTGCTCGATGGCAAGACGTATGAGGTGGACG